TTCCGACCGTATTCGCTTGCCATGTTATGCTTCCTCGTAAATGATTCTGAACTCTTGAACACCGTGGCGAGTAATGCCGTCGGGGTCTCTTTGCACTGTCTGAGTTATATAATCAGATCCTATAAAAACTGATCCGCTTATAACGATTGTACCACGATGCAGGATGCTGTATATAGCATCCTGAATCTCCTTAGCTTCTAGCGAATTACTCGCCCTGCTCCATACGTGGATCTCTGCGATTGCTTCATCGCCCCGGTCTAAGTCGGTATCCCATGGCTGTGATGTGCCATCGCTGATGGTGACATAAGGGAATAGGGTGTCGTCGTCTGGGTCGCCAGCCTGAGCCGGGTTGTCATAGATGCCAACGATAAGGGCCGACAAGGTGGCGTCATCATCAAGAGCTGTATAGATGCCGAACTGTAACTGATATGCGCTCACTTATAGAACTCCAATGTGGCCTTCGTAATTCCTTGCACAAGTTTGTCAATAATAAACCGCTCATTTTCAAAAAGGGCGGGGGCTAAAAATGGCCTCGCTTCCATTTTAGTGGTTCCGTACTCAAGCCAAAAAGCATAGTTAAGAGAACTAAATACTCTAGCGGACAGCTCTTTCCTGTCTGCCTTTATGCTGCTTACCAAAAAACCCGGTGTCTGTTGCGGGTGATTCTCCCGGCGCTGATGCTTGGTGTATAGGTGACAAGTTGTTACCGTCTGACCTGCTACCAACTGGCACTACCTTCCCGCCAACTGTTGCAAAAATTTCTGTATATATTGCGCCTGTTTTAATCCCTCTCTGTATGCTTTTGATTGCAGTGGTTCGCACTGCCTGTGCCCCAGCATCTAAAGCTTTTTCAGCCTCGCGTCTACCAGTTTTTCCAAGGCGCTCAAATGCTTTTAGCGTATCGTCTAGCCCTTCAACTCGGCCAATGTTTACGCTTGCGCTCATGCCTTGCCGCCCTTCACGTAACTACGCATGGGCATAGCGTATTCAGTTGTGGGTGGAGCGCTGGCATTTCGCTTGACGTGCTTTGTGTTGTCAGCGCTTTTAGCCCCGTTGATGTATTGAAGGCATTCTATGTGAAGCTCGGTTGCCGAGTTGTACTTGGTCACCATGACTGCACCACGAACGCCCGCAAGCCTTCGCCCGTCTTGGTCGTGAATTGTTAGCTTGCCGCCTTCGTCAACTTCTGCGTGTAGTTCAATCATCTCGCTCATGCAACGCCTCCATCAAGATCAATTTCTAAAAACTTGTCTCGAAACTCCATATTGATTATTGATCGGATCTGGTACGACCGGCTTCTGACAATTACCCGGTCTGACTCGGTAAGGTCTGTACGGTAGCGGATCACTAGCCGGTTACGTGTAGTCGCATCCAAGCGCTCAGCGTATAGCCGTTCATTTCCTGATATGGGCTTAAAGTAACCTCTCAAGTTGACCCGATTCGTGTATGTGATATCAGTAGCGCCGCCGCCAATGTCGGTCCTTACTTGCGATTGAATCTCAACAGGCTCCCGGAGCATCCCGGCCTTAACATTGCAGCACTTCACAGGCCGATCACCTTGTACGCATTAACCATCGACTGAGCCCCTGACATCTTCATGGCGCTTGCAGTGTCACAGTCTCCACGGTGCTCAAACATATACGCGGCCATTTGGATAATGGCGAGCCTGAGTGCTGCCGGCACGTCTGATGCTGATGACCCGTAGCCTGCGGTGTATTCGATGTCGATGCCGTTGGCGTTGTCGAGGACAGTTGGCCATGTTGCGCCGCGCTTAACAATAAGTCTTCCAGGTTTCTGTTGGGTGTCCACTATAAACACGCTGGCAACAGTAACGGACACGCCGTCAGAGTTGATTGTGTTAACGGCCTGCAAGGGGTAGCGAGGCAATAGGATCTGCGACGCCCTGCCGGATTGTAGAAGCTCATCAATAGAGCCTTGACGCACACCATCCCACCACGGCTGCCGGTCGTTCGGCCAATGGTTAAGGGTGAGCTTCCACGTCTGTGTAATCAGTGCCAGGCCGGTATACTCTTCAACCATTTCACGCGCTGCTGTTATGTACAGTTCGATCTGGGTATTTTTACTCGCGTCGTTCGCGTCTAGTTCAAGCTGGTCCTTGACGGCAGTGGCAGACACAGGCTCAGCAAGCGGGGCGGTAACTAGGGTGTGCCCACGGTATTGGTTATAATTTAAAGTCTGGCGGAGCGCCATATCTTAGCCCTCGTGAGTAGGCCGGAAAGGTTTTGAATGCTGTGGCTTAGGCGTTTTCTTTGAAGGTTTATTGGCCTTGCCGTCACGGATAGCCATCTCCGCAATCTTGCCCTCTACCTCGTCGCCTGCTTTAAAGCAAAGAGTGGTATGGCCTTCTGGAGCCACGTTGTAGTCGTGAGTTAATGTGACTTTCATCGCAGCACCTTGAAATAGAGTGGCCGTCCTTGGCCTAGGGTTTAGATTACTGATTCAACGTTGTAGCCGTCGGGCTCACTGTGCAGATGCGTGCGGACCGCAACAACTGACACGGCTGCGTCTGTCTCTGTGCCGATGCCGAATTTGCCACGAACATATCGGGCGGTGCCGATATAGCCGAACTGATAGGCGGTGTTAGCTGCCAAGGTCGGTTCACTGCCGAGAATGTCGGTATCTGCTACGTCGGTAAAAGTAGAGTCATCTTCCGACTCTTCAATCGTTACAACGCTGTCACCATTTCCGCCAGTAATCGCACCAACGGTTACGGCAAACAGAACGCTGTCAGATCCGCGAAGGTCTACTGTTTCGCCCTCAACGTCAGCGGTTGCTACCTGGGGGCGGACGCTTTCAACTACGTCAGCATGTGAAGTGGAGTCGCGTGTTGCCATGAGATTACCCTCTAAATTAAGTTATGGGGCCGTAGCCCCATGCAGTTACGATGCAAACTTGATCAGTTTGAGCGCTTCAAAGTTAAGCACATCGCCACCTACGCGCTTGGTGGTGTAGAACTTGATGTACGGCTTCGCAGTGTAAGGGTCACGCAACACGCGGACGCCAACACGATCAACGATCTGGTAAGCCTCGTTCATGTCACCGAATGCGATAGACAGAGAGTCAGCCGCAATGTCTGGCATGTCCTCAAACTCAATCACGGAATAGCCGAGAAGAGTAGCGGGTTGACCGGCCATAATGCCCGGCTGCCAGAGATAGGACCCGTCAGAGGCTTTCAGCTTACGAACTTCTGCGGTAGCGCTGCGAGGCATAAACCAGTTTGAACCTGAGCGATAGCCCTGCTTCAGACCATAGATGGTGCTGATCAAGGTGTCAGCGCCTGCGCCGCCAGTAGCAAACCCACCTGATACGCCGGTATTTCTCTGCTGGATAGTGCCGGGCAGAGTGGTGCCGGATGCGTAAGTCAGGAAGCCGCGTGGCTTGCCTACGCCGTCACCGTTAACAAAGGCCGCATTCTCTTTCCGTGCGAACTTGGTAGACACTTTGTCCGCCAGCCATGCCTCAACATTTACCATCGAGTCATCAAGCAGCTTCTGAGTAATGCGCGGCTCGGCATACATCTCGTGCACTGGGATGCGCCATGCTGCAATTTTCGGGGTGCCGGTTTCAGTGCGGGCTTGTGTTTCGCCGACCCAGCCCGCGTCAGACTCGTCCAGATCATAGATCCCTTCCAGTGCGTCGGTGCCAATGGTCATAACATTAGCAACCTGGCGCATAGGCGAGGTTTCAAAAATCTTGGTTACGATTCGACCGCTGGTGTCAGGCTCAACAAAATAGCCGCCGTCGGGATCAGAACCAACAGACAGGGATTTCATTGCGTCTGGCTGGTTCGAGTAGCTGTCGCCTTTGCGCATCCAGCCTTCAAAGTGCTTTTTGTATTCGGCCAATCCTTCGACGCCGAACTCTTTGACTACTTCAGATGCCGGGATACCGCGCTGCTTGGCGACCATCTTGGCGAACTGGTTAGCCTTCTCTTGCATCTTGCCGGAGCTGCCATCGTCTGCGGCTACACTCTTGCGCGCCAGTGTGGTTTCAGCTTGGCTCAATCGGTCTTTAACAGCGCCGAGTTCGTCCAGCTTGGAGTTCATTTTGGTAAGCTGCTCGTCCAGCAGGGGGTCAGCTTTACCGCTTTTTTCGATCTGTGCCAGGCGCTCGTCGTTCTTTGACTTAAATTCGTCAAACGTCTTGCCCAGACCTTCGATTACGTCCTTCAGCTCATCAGCCATTAGGAATATCCTTTCAGTTTGTTTATGAGGGTTCGTGTCGCTTCAAGCGCTTCAGCCTCAGAATCACTCTGATCCGATGCCGCTTTGTAACCACGGCTCGCTATGGCCGTGGCTTCCTTTCTTGAGTATCCAGCGTCACGCAGGAGCCTCTCAAAATCTTTGATAGATTTGACGTTGGTGATTAGCGCTTCAGGGTTTGCGCCCCATGTGACCAGGCTGGTCTCCATTAGATCAACTTTTTCAATGACCAGCCCACGCATACCGGTTGCGCCACCTTCGGGGATATTGAAGCCGACAGACAAGGCATCAAGCACGCCTTCTTTGAGTAAGGCATAAGCCTCCTGACCTTGGCGCACTTCCATAATCATCCGGCCCTTTACATATAGGCCGTTGTCATCTTCGTACATCTCGACCCATTTACCGATGATCTGGCGGGTGTCGTGCTGCCATAGCATCTTCGGCATTCGTCCTGACGCCTTGTGGGCCTCCAGGCTTTTCTTGAAAGCGCCCTTAACAATCACGTCACCGTCCGAGTCTTGAACTCCAAACACGCTGGCATAGCCCTCGAAGAACCCGCCTTCGTCTAGGCTCTTAATCTCAAGGTTGCCAGTGAACTGCTTTTGATTCATGCCTGCGCCTCATAGTTGCGCGATGGTTTCATAACTTTAACACATGTTAGCACATATTGGGAAAGTAAAGTATAGGCATAAAAAAGCCCGCACTAGGCGGGCTTGTGGGGTTAACGGTCGCATCCGGAGAGCGTTTGTCTTAGCAAGTATCCCTCTAGCTGCCAAATTTTGTTCCTGGCGTTTTCCTTGGCGATTTTTTTGCCAAGCTCTGCGTCAAAGTTTTCATGGCTTGCACAGGCCGATTCGCCAACAACCGCAAAACCGTTTTCGAGTGTTAGCAGGCATACGGTGAATGTTGTCCCTGCAAACACGTGGTAGTTTTCGCCAAATATAATGGCGTCTATTCTTTCGGGGGTCAGCCGTGGCGCATTTAAGCCCTTATCCTGAATTTCTTTATCTACTGAACTTTCGTTGCGGCTCATAAAATTTACCTTTTGGTTAGAATTAATGCCCGCACTTTGCGGGACTAGCTATCTCGTAGCTTCTCCGTCCAGATCACCCCTGCTGGTACAATTCTAAGGAGACGCAAGGGCTCTGGCTGACAGTGTTATTAGCGCCACCGCTGCCTGGGCTTGATCGGTTGCGGGTTAGTTCGTTACCGCCTTCTCGACTAATCGGCTGGCGAACTGGGTGTCTGTTAGCGTAATTCCAGCAGCGTCTTCTGCCCGCCTCTTTGCTTTGTTGAACGACTCCACGGCTGTGGCTGGGAGGGTGATTCTCATTTGCTTTCTGTGATTAGTCATTGCGGAATCTCTATTTTATTCTGAAACCCTTTGTTGATAACCTTTAACATTCCATCTGCAAAAGTTTTCGGGGTCCTGTGGCCGTGATAAGCTGCCCCTGACTGCGCAGATTTAGCTATTCCCTCATAACCTATAGACCTTATCTTTCTTGATATTCTGTCGCTGCTGGCGGGCTCTGTCGCATATCTCTCGATGTAGTATATTCCCATCAATACGCTATGAACCATCTTTTGCCCTTCACACAAGCTAACGACCAACTCCCAAATTGTGCTAAGCGCACACTCATCTTCTTTGATACATCTTTTTAAATCATTGACACAACTTATCGTCCCTGAGCTACCGTTTTTTGATATAACACGACTAGCTTTCGCTGCGTAAAGCTCTGCCTTTATAGCGACTTCATCATTTTGAACTAGGTGAGCCCTGTGTCGGTCCACAGCTCCCATCGCCTTTCTGTTGCTGTTTACAACGTCGAACGCTTTAGCTTCATCCTTGATTGATTCAGACTCAAACACCATGCAAGGAACCATAGATATGTCTGAGCGCCTTCGTGCAGCCCTCACTCTATGGCCGCCGTCCACGGCATAATGTACGCCATCCCTTTCAGCGATAGATACTACCTGGAAGGCAATCCAAGAAAACTCGGACGCGATCTTTAAAACCTTTCTATCTGCCTCACCTCCCGCCGCAGATCTTTGATATGAGTCAGCGGGTATGACAATCTGATCCTTATGAAGCATTACAAATCTACCCGGGATTCCTGGATCTACCCACCCGTACCGGGAAACCTTGTCAGCTCCAAGTGGAGTTTTGCTTGTATCCTGTGTCATAATGCTTACCTCAATCTGATTTAGTTTATGCGCCTCTCACAACGCCCAATCAGATTAAAACAATGTGCCGCCTCCTGTCAACAGTTGGCGGCATTTTTATATTATAGATGTCTTATGTTGTCTTGTGTTGTTCATTGCAACATCATCGCCCATAAAAAAAGCCCGCGCCGGGCGGGCCTCAGTCTTGTGTTAATGCCCGCACGGTCATGCGGGACTAGCTATCTCGAAGCTTCACCGTCCAGATCACCCCTGCTAATACGTTTCTTTGGAGACGCAAGGGCTCTGGCTGACAGTGTTATTAGCGCCACCGCTGCCTGGGCTTGATCGTTTAATCCCATTCTTCCGAATCTGCCACGTCTTGCATACTGCGGGCAATAGCTACTCTTTGCTCATTGTCGAATGTCCACCACAGGTCTTTTAGTTCTTTTGACGCGTAATTCCTCCAACAATGAACCCTGTCAATTATATCCCACTTTGGCTTGATGAATTCTTTTTCTCTGTAGTCAGTCATTTTGATACTCACTCCGCCCGCTGGGGTTTGATCGTTTACTTTGATTTAACGATTGTCGGCACTACGCTGCTCATGACCCTGTGATAAAACTCATCGTCAAAAGTCTCAGGATAGGGTAGGCCATCAACGTATCCTTTTATAGTCCGTTGGTGCTCTTCACCGTTAATTATTACCGTCATGGTTGGGCCTTGTGGCTTTGCTGGGTAGTTGCCGTTGTTTGCGCTCATTTCGATTTCCTTTTGATTGTATAAAGCTTGCCGTTAATAACGTACCCGGAGTTCATAACCCTGTGCAGCGTAGATCTGTCAACCCCTAACGCTGAC